TCTGATTTTCCATGTGGGCGGCAACCCTCCTCTAAATAGAGGAATTGACGAGGTCAATTGCCTGATGGTGCAAGCCTAATGAAGGAGGTTGGAAGTCTCCTTTATTGGTATCCAATACACCATCCCAGCTTTTAACGATAGACGCCGAAGCTGGACCGGCGTGTTGTGGAAGATATTTACTCTTCCACTCATCTACACGATAATCATAAGTATGATAGAGGTTACGACACATATGCGCAATTCCACATGTCTGAGCTACTTCCCTCAGCTTGGTTATATTATCATTGTAGAATATAGGGCCATGGTTGAACATCTCAATAGCAGCAGAATCCATGGCTTGGGCTGTGACTTCCAATTCGGACAAAGGATTACCACGAGGATCATAATTGTGTGAGAGTAAACTTTTCATGATCGACTTGGGAGCCAATGCTCCAATGTGGACACCTAATTCTTCATGCCAGATTGACTTACGTTTCAAAAACTCAAAATCGTCAAAATCTAGATAAGGTTGAATTTCTTGTTCCTTATCGGGCATCGTGTAAATTTGTCCTATGCTATCTAAGTACGCAGCAAATGTTTTAATATTAAACTCTTCATAACCTTTTTCTACGGACCCCACGTTGTCATCACCATATGTGGCCAATGCCACAGCATCTTGGAATTTAACGTGGGCTGGGTACAAAGTGTAAAAGAAACATCTCATGTTGATGCTACCAGCTAAACCATTAAGAATGACCGTCAAAGAGTTACCACTAATATGTGTTCCTTCTGAGAATGATACAAGATCACCATTGACATCCACGAAAGGGAATATTACTTCGTGAGCTAAAGTATGCATAATCCTGCGGTGTTCAGGTGTATACGCACACATATCAGCCAATTTACACAACATCCAAAAACCTACCTTGAGATTTTGTGAAGGAATGCGAGTGTCATATTCGCGATAATCTCCAGCAATGATTCTCTCTGTTCCATACTTGGTGACATGATCATGTAAAGCCTGCCAATCTGGACCATGAGCATTCAATCCTACTGCACACTCAAAAATGAAGGGATTCATTTGAATAACTCTAATTAGTGGGAGGAAATACTTTCTTATAGCCATAGTCATCACCAAGTGCGCCACAAAGAAGTATCTACACTTGTCCTTGTCATAAGGCTCGCTTTTCAAACAAGTCTTTGAGACAAATGCCGGTCTTTCACCTCTGGCCATCATACGCTCAGCTTCGGCAAATTCCTCACGGATTTCCTCTACAAACTCCCTATCTCCTGGCTCGCCCACAAAGTACTCGCTTTTGGTACCACTGTAGGGATAAGCTGAAGTAGAGCTCTTTATTGGATCAACAAACTTGATGCCAGGAATTCCATTGATGACTTCTTTATCGGTCAATGGTTTTGTGCACCTCCAGATGTCCAAAGAAAATACTTCACTGGCACTACGCATATAATCATTAGTTGCCATCTCCATGACTTTATGGTCATGAGGCAGCCCTGGTATTGCGGCAGCTGAAATAGTTTTCTGAAGTCCCCACCAATTGGGATTTATCTTAGGAGGTCTAAAATTGTTAACAACCCCGAAGACCTTTTCTACCTCAGTGGCAATTGGAGTATCTTTCACCGTGTGTGATGGCTTTACACACTTACCAGTGTGCCCATGGTATGATAATTGAGACTCTGGAGGAAGATATCTTAGAGGACTTTTGGTATGAGGTAAAACTGCCTTATACTCAATGCTGCCCATATTGGGTTCAGAAACCATACTGACAGGAAGTAAATTCCCCGGTCGTGAAGTGAGATGTTCAATAGCTTTAAGTACACTACCTCTAGTCAAGGAGCTAGCCATACCACAACATCTCAAATCTGCACTTCCAACATGCACTCCTGCTATACAAGGATATCTGGTATCAGTCACTAAGGGGGCTCCACACCACCCTAATTGTGAAGGAACCTCTAAATATTCATACAACAGAGCAGGAAAATTCCTTACCATCGTATGAGTACCGAGTCCTTTCACACATCTACCTGGAATCAAAGATACTTCTCCTGTTTTCTGACGCCTAAGCATCTTAAAAGGAGCAAACTCGACAACTTCCTCAGGTAGATAATCAATGATACCTCCAAAATGACCTCCTGTATCCATGCCGCAAATACATAAATCATGATTTTCCAAACGAACAGAGTTGTTTCTACTCAGCCTAGTGGCAATTCTACCACCAGATTTTTGCGGACTATCTCTGAAGCCAGTAACTTCAAATGATTCATGTTCCAAGAAATAATGGTAAGGTAATAAACAATAACC